TTACACCTGCGGAGCCCAAGCCCCACAAGCGTTAGCGGGTAGCGCCAGCCACCGAAAACCCTGTAGACCCTTGGAAAAAACTTCCAAGGCATGAACCCAAATCGCTTTCGTGCGATCGTCACGCGAGCTTTCGGCGTGAGCAGCGGCGATCACTTCGAACGGATCGACGCCGAGAATTTCCGCCACGCGGATAGCCGTTTTCTCATCGAAAACAGATTGCTGGTTACGGTACTTGCTGACCGCACCACGCGTCACGCCCAGCACCTTGGCTGCGGCATAGTCGGAGGGAAGGTCGAGGCGGGCTTTCACCGCGTCGAGCCAATCGACTGTCGTTTTCATAGACAACCCCTTAAAAATTCAAATCAACCCGGCGTCAAAGGTACTGCGACGCTTCATCAGATGCAACTGTCTCCGAAGCTGCGACGTATCAGCTATTGACACGTTTCATCTGATGAGACTATTCTCCGAACCGTCGCCCCGGCACCGGTTCACAACCCCGCCGGTGCTGGAATAGCTACCCAGCCGCCGGGGCGATGTTTCTCGCAGTACACCGTTCAGGGGTTGAACAAGGGGAAGTCAAATGCAGCACATTTCGTTGCAATTTTCACACTCACGTTACAGTGCGCTCGCGCTGGCTCGTCAAACCGCTGACGCCGCATGGCGTGCATTGATGGACTCTATGCAGTGCATCGTCCGCGTTTGGACGATTCGACCGTCGCTCGCTGGCGGGGTGGTCGCATGAGTCCGATCGTCTACGGAATCCTGTCACCGGCCGGGCTCGTGATGAAGAAAGGCGAGCCAGTCGAGATCAAGAATGCCATCGGCATGACTTTCGGCGTCCACTGCAACGATCGTAGAACCGCCGACGACGAACTGCGTTTCGTCGTGACCAACATCGAAACCGGGATGCTGGCCGGTAACGGTACGACGCGGGATGCGGCGATCGAGCGGGCCCGGATGCGGGTTCGATCGGCGATCAAGCGCGGCACGCTTGCGCGCACGTTCGAGGAGTCCATGCGCACACGAGCGGCGATTCTTGTTGAGTTGGGCGACGTTAGAGCGGAGGGCGCGGCATGAACACGATCGCACAACAACTGCGCGACGAGCTGCGCGCGGCACACACGGTCATCCTCAACGCGCTTGCGGTCATGACGATGGATCAGAAAATCGATTGGGGCCGCGCAAACGAGCGCGATGACGTAGCAGGCGAGGGCGTCGCGCGTTATCGCGAGCGGAAGGTCGTTATTGAGGGCGGCTCGCCGCTCGCAGCGTTCCTCGAACTGCGCCGCGCTGATCGGATCATCGGGAACGCGTGGGAAATCCAGTCGTTTCACCAACACGCACTTTGGTCGACAGCCAATCAACAGGACGGCGTCGCGGTGACGCATCCGACGCGCGCTGATTCACGCTCGAAAGTGTTGGCCGCGGCAATCGTGGCCGCGCACGAACTGGTCGGCGATGCGCGTGGGGCTATCGCCGATGGAATCATCGGTTACGTGCAGAGTTTTGCCGGCACGGCGTCGGTCGAGTCAAGCGTATGGTGCGGCGTCGACGTCGCCGCACCCGGCGGCGATCAAAGCGTCGTGCTCAAGCCGCCTCGAGACTGGTCGAACGCAGACGTTGCGCGCTTGCGCTGGACGTTCACGAAGCGAAATCACGGTGGAACGTTGCATGTCGAGCAGCCCGCCCCCCGACAGACCGAGGAAATGATTCGGTTCTGCCCCGAGTGCGGTCACCTCGGCGACATTGCCGCCGGCTACGAGGCGTGCTGCCCGGACTGGTCGCAAGCACGCGTTGTGCCGAAGCGATTTGCGGAACTCTGTGCCGAGACGTTCAAGCTCTGCGTGCGCCAACCTTACGGAGCAGCCACCGCGCCGGCAGACGGCCGGGCCGCTGCCGCCGTGCGCACGCTCGAAGCGAAGGCATACACGTACACCGATGGCGCCGAGCTGTGGAAACCGCCGCTCGGGCCGGCATCGATTCAGACGACGCGTCGCGTCATCCGGACCATCACGCCCGCTAACGAGGTTTGGCAGGGTGGGGGGAAACTCGCTAGCGCTACCACCAACGCGATCGCGGCGGAAATCGCTGACGCACTCAACGCGAAGGCGAGCGCGCCCGCAAATGCGGAAGCCGTTCCGCATATCCCACAACCGCAGCCGATGGCGCGCTGATAAATCGATCAATGACGTTCTGAGCGGAGTTTTTATGGTGACGATGAATCGGACTACTAACGTAGTGCGCGACGAATCCGAAGCGATTCGCCGCGAATTGCACGCCCACAACGAAATCCAGCGCGCGCAGTATCGCCGCCGCGCCATCGCGGAAAGCGCGCGACGCGCTCGCGAGCAAGGTCGACCGCACCTGTCCATCGCGAGGGCCGCATGACAGACGCAGATATCGAAATGGCACTGCCGCGAATTGTCGCGGCTGACGTGATCGAGGTCGGCCCGTTCTTCGATCGGCTGGGAAGCGGAGGCTACTTCATCGCCGAAGGCATCGAGGGGCGCCGCGAAATCCACTGGTACACGGAAGGCACGGGCGTGTCGTACCCGATGACGCGTGACGAGGCATTCGACAAGGCGCTCGACGCGGTCGACACGTTGCACGCTGTCGACGAACGGCTCGCCGCATGACACACGCGGCGAGCGAGGAACGTGCAGGCGAAGGCTCGCGCGACTTTCTGGCCGCCGACCTTGCCGAGTTTGGCATCGGAGCGGGGGTATTGGTGCCCCCGTTCGTCGTTTACAACCCGCCGCGCACGGCGCGCACCGATCAGGCCGCAGCCGCCGCGATGCGCGAGCTTCGCCCGCTGCTGTCGCAGATGGCGCGGCGCCGCCGGGTGATCTGACAGGGGGAATGATGAAGCAACCGAGAAACGAAAAGCCGCTGCCGCTGTGGGCGATCTGGATCATCATCATCATCGGCGTCATCGCATGGTGCGGCGTACACCCCGAAGACGGGGCGGAACCGGCGTGGCCGATTTCGTCGAACACGCATCGCGCGTAAGAGCATCGGGCGGCAATAGAGCATGTGGGTCTACGCGCGCGACGCATCCAGCGTTCTAGCCGATATCCCGGAAGCCCAAGCGGCGGTTAAGCGGTTGCCCGCGAAGTGGCTGCGTCGCGCACTGCGGCAGGCCGAGCGTGCCGGCCAAGCCAGTGCGGCAAGATGCCCGGTTCCGGGTCAGTCGATCGCGGACCGCCTCTTTGATGTGAGCGCGGCCGCGTGCGCTATTCGCGAATTCCTCGACGAGCACGCGCCCGAGAATCTGCCCGTGCGCCCTGATGCGAACGATCAGGAAATCTGCCTCAAGGCCCGGCGCATCGCGAACGATATCGGGATGCGATCCCATGGCCTGACCGTCGCCGATGCGCTCGTCGTGGCGCGCACTGCGTGCGCGACGTACGCAGTCGCCATGCCCGATTGTGACCAGCCGTCCGGCCAGTTAGCGCGCGTTCGCTGCGAACTCTGGTGGCGCCGGCAGTTGCGCAAAAAGCATATCCGCACGCTGGAACATAGCAATATCCGCCTGCACTACGTCCACCGACGCGCCGAGCCATACGCGAGCGATGAGGCGGTTCGCCGGCGCATTGCGCAGAACCGCCGCAATACGCGCACGCTCGAATCCGTGACGGTCGAGAACGAGAACGGCCAACAGTTCACGTTGGCCCAGCTGGCCGCGAAGGGCATGTCGAATAAGGCGCTCAAGCGCGGCGAACTGTTCACGCGACTGCGCGGGCTCGAAGAACTGGCCGACGACGCGAAGCTGCGCGGTGTCATGTTCACGCTGACTTGCCCGAGCCGCTTTCACGCTGTTCGCACGACCGGCGGCGTTGTCGAGCCAAATCCCGTCTATACCGAGCTGTCGCCGCGTGACGCTCAGGCGTATCTGCGGAAGGTGTGGCAACGCATCCGGGCCGAGCTGAAACGTGAGGGCGTCGTCTATTTCGGCATGCGCGTTGCCGAGCCGCATCACGACGGTTGCCCGCACTGGCACGGCCTCGTGTTCGCCGACAAGGTTGAGCGGTTTTGCGCAGTGATGCGCAAACACGGTCTGCGGGATTCCGGCAACGAACCCGGCGCGCAACTTCATCGCGTGCGCTTCGAAATGATCGACCGCACGAAGGGTTCGGCCGTCGGTTACGTCGCGAAATACATCAGCAAGAACATCGACGGGCATGCGGTCGGCGAGCACAAGACGCAGGACGGCTATGTGATCCAGGCGGATATGTGGGACGGCGACGAAATCACGCCGTCGCAGCGCGTCGAGGCGTGGGCGGCGTTGTGGGGCATCCGACAGTTCCAGCAGTTCGGCGGGGCGCCGGTCGGCGTGTGGCGAGAGCTGCGCCGCGTGAAAGAACAGGACTTGCCGAGCGAGGAAGAGGCCCCGTGCATTCGCGCTGCGTGGCTGGCCGCTCAGAAGACCGACGACCATGCGGCCGATTGGGCGGAATATTCGCGCGCGATGGGCGGCATCGCCGGCGAAGCGCGAATGGTGTACGTGCGCCATACCGTCGAGCATCGCGAGGGCCGCTATGGCATCGCGCCCGTGCGCGTGCCGCACGGCGTCGAGGCGATCGGCGTCGCGCGCATCGTCGACGGGCTCTGCGCGTACACGCGCGAGACGAAGATTTTCGTACCGTCGACGCGGTACGAATGGCGGGTGGTTCGGCGCGGCGGCGAAGCCGCCCGCCCTTGGACTGGTGTCAATAACTGTACGCGGTCGGATCGGTCAGGGGTGGCCGACACGAGCGCACGCGCAGTGCGCGGCAGTGGAAACAGCGTCAGCGGGGGAGTGAGCGACGCGAAACGGGGTCAACAGGAACCTGTAGAGCGAGGAAGACCATGTCACGAATGACCATCGATTGCCCGTGCTGCGGCGACGAGATCGAGGCACGCCATACGGAAGGCATGTCCGCGACGATGCGGCGCCTCTATTTCGTGTGCGACGCATGTGAGTTTCGGACGCCGGCCGGGCTCGAGATTTTGTATTCACTATCGCCGGCGTCGAACCCGCGCCCCGACGTGACGCTCGACGTGCGGCCGTCGACGCGCTTGCACGGCTACGTCGATTCGCGCACGTCCCTCGGCCTGATGGAGTCGGCACGATGAGATTCACGATTGCCTGCCCGCATTGCGGCGCGCGCGGCATCGCACGCTCGCTGGAACAGAAAGACCCTCTCGCCTGGGAAATCGATTACCAGTGCGACAACGTCGTGTGCGGGCATACCTACCGCGCACGACTCGAAATGACGCCTGCCGAGCCACCGCAACCGCGGGCACGGTCGGGCGGACAAATGCGGCTCGACGTATAGCAGCCGCGCAATTGGGCGATATCGACACGATACCGGGGTGATACCGCGTCGATATCGAGTAGATATCGTTTCTATATAGGGGTAAGCAATGATTGTTGTCGTGGGAAATCCGAAAGGCGGTGTCGGCAAGTCGACGATCGCGGTACAGCTTGCAACCGGCATTTCGGCCGCCGGCGGCCGCGTGTGGCTCGTGGACGGCGATCGCCAACAGTCGAGCGCGTTGGCGATGGCGGCTCGTTCGCATTGGCAACGGCCCGCGATCGCTGCGGCCACCTACGATGACGGCATAGAACTGCACTCGGAGCTGACGAAGCACGCCGGGCAGTTCGACCATGTCGTCGTCGACGCGGGCGGGCGGGATTCGAGTGCGTTTCGCGCGGCCATGATGGCCGCCGACGTGGTGCTCGTGCCGGTCATGCCGCGCTCGTTTGACGTGTGGGCGCTCGACGACATGGCGAAGCTGCTCGACGAGGCGCGCAAGGTGCGCGCGCTGCGCGCATGCGCGTTTCTGAACTGCGCCGACGTACAAGGGACGGACAACCGTGACGCGGAGTCGGTGATCGCCTGCTATGGGAGCCTAGAAGTACTACCGCAGCGTGTCCACCGCCGCAAAGCATTCGCGAATGCCAGCGCGGCCGGCCTGCACGTAGAGGAAATGCCGCGCCGCGATCCTGTCGCATGCGCGGAAATCGAGCGCCTGCAAGACGCGGTGTTCGGTGTGCTGACGGTCGATGCCAGCTAAACGGACTCATGTCGATATCGAACCGATATCGACATGGTATAGACGCGATATCAATTAGATAGGGGTAAAAATGTCGATTTCGAGAAAGCCGGCCCGCGACGACGCGGCGATCGGTGCATTCATCGCCGGTGCGCCCGACGCGCGAGCCGAAACGCCAGCAACCCCGAGCGACAAGCCCGCCTCAAGGAGGCCGAAGATCAAAATCAGCATCGATATCGATCCTGACTTACTCGCCCGCGTCGATCAGATTGCGAAGGCGTCGGGCGTGTCGCGGAATGCCGCGCTCGCGCTCGGGGCGTCGCGGTTGATCGACGATTTCGAAAGCCGGACCACCCGCCGGAACGGATAAACCGGCCGCGCCGGCCGGCACCACGGGCCGGCGCGTTGTTTCCTTAGGGAGATAGGGCAATCGGAACGGCGCCCGCTAACAATCAAAGATTTTCGTTCGGTGACGTCACAGATGCCTGAGCGGGGGCACGTCACAGTCAGTGCGACTGGCCTACGTTCGCGCCAAACCTTGTAGCACTTTGCCGGCCACGATTGGCCGTAGCCACCCGTAAGCAACAGCATATTTCTAGTAAACTGTGATTGGGCGCTATCAAATCATCGAAAAACCTTCTCTTCAACATTGACTGTTACCTACGCAAGCGCTTTGCACGAATTTGGTTGAGCTTAGACTCATTCGCGATTTTATCTAGGGCATGGTTTAACGCGACTGCAATTGGCGCTGTTTCTGTTCCGCGAAAACTCGCTGAACGGTATAAAAAATCGATCACCTTCCGCAGAGCCTCACCCTGGTTTTCTCTTAACAGAGTAACGAAGTCATCCGGCGACGCTTTTAACAAGGCTTCCTGCATCCTATTGTCCCAACGTCCGTCATCAATCAGTAGTGCCACCGCGGTTGCCAGATCGAGTGGGCCGTCCAGTTCCGCCATCTCCTTCGCGAATCGTTGCCTGACTCCCTCGTCGTCTATATCTTTGCTCCAGGGCGAATCATCAAGTCGAAATAGGCCAATGCGACCCTTATTTAATTCGACATACTTCTCGATCACTTCGTCAGCTTCGTCGCTAAAATCAAGCTCTCGAAGAAGCTTGACAGTGTTATTTAGATTGAGCGGCGATATCGCTGTCGCTGCAACATCGATAGCGCTAACGAACTTACGCATCAATTCTTCGGCTGTTCCGTCTATCCTGTCGTGGAACGCGTTCCACGCCTCTGTGAAGATGCCATCTAGCCTTGTTCGGTCTGCCACTTCATCTAACGCTTTGGCATACTTTGCAAGCTCTGACCCATGCACATAGCCATTCTTCAATACAGCTAGTACTTCAGTGTCGAATTCGTCACATGAGAAAAATCCGCACGCGTGCAGTTTGTCGCGCCACGACTCCTCTATAGTGTCCTTGCCCACGCCCATGGCATGGGAATACCAATTCCATCTGACGACCTCCTCGGAATTCGGAAAGCCAGTTCCTACCTCATACAAGGCCCCAGCAAATACCGCCACCGCAATTGCAGCTTGTTTTTTAACCGCATCGGAACAGCTGGAGATGACGCTATGGACAGTTCGAAGTCCGTTCGCGATCCTTTGAACGGTGCGAATATTGCTGATGCCGAGCTGTTCGACACAGGGAACCACGTATTCTCGCAGAGGTGTATCAGCAGGCAAACCGAGGTCAAGAGCTTCGCTCGCGGTTGTCACGAATGCTAGCCTTTTGTCCACGACCTTTTCGCTGGCTTGCTCGTACTGCGTCGCTCGCTCTCCTAGCTGCGCTTCGTTGAACAGCAGGATGATCTTGCATTGTGATTCAAGTTTGAGTTCAGATACGAGGCCCATCAGTTCATCCATCGTGATTCCGGACCCAAGGCGCTCGATGTCATCAATACATACGACCGTCTTGCGAATGAGCGAGGTCGCGACTGTTTCGAGCAAAACAGTCACGTGCTTTCCACCGTACGGGACCTTCTCCAGGAAGGCCATTGCGGCCTTGTAGATGGCACCTCCGCGCCCCTTCGCAAATAGCACCTCGGCTTCTTCGACAGCATCGCCCACTCTGCCATTTTTAACGGGGAAGGGTCTCGTCTTGACCAGGATCATCGAACGAAGGTCGCCGATCGATTTTGCGCCGAATGCGGAAACGTACGAATACCAGGCCAGAGAATTCGCGCCTTTATAGGCTCTGACCATTTCCTGAAGGGCATACGTCTTTCCTACGCCCCACTTTCCGCTGATCGCAAGAACTTCTGGATTTTTACTGTCAAGGAACTCGTTGATTACTCTTTCGATCACGGCCCTAGTCATTGGATTCCCCAAGTATCTGATCGGTGCGATGATCGGATACTAGCGCAAACCCGGCTCAACGCCATTGCTCGATGACTCAACGAATGTCCATCCCACGACACCAGACTCCGATACGCCGGCTGAGCGAGTAGCATTGATCCGCTGGCTCCGTCGACCGCTAACGCGCCGGATGGAAGTGCCGACCATCCCCCTCCGTCGACTTTACCGCTTCACTGACCGGCCTATGGCGGTCACCATTGCGCGGGTTTTGTAATCAACGTAGGCCAGTCGCAGCGGCTCCGTCGCCCCAGCAAACTCTGGCACCAGTCGCGTCCAGTCTGGAGCCCTACGACTCGTCATGTTTACGCAGCAAATCGCATCAGTTCTCATTATGTGAAATTCCCCGGAATCCTGCGCCGGCGGGCGTTTACGCGGTTGGCGGCCGGTGCATCAAAAACGGCCCCTTAAGCGACGCGGGCAGGCGGGGAGGGGACTGCGATTTTCCGGGCGCGGGGTCGGATGCTCGCGCGTCAGCCCCGGTGGCAAACGCGGCCCGGTCGCGCGATTTCCGCCCCCACTTCCGGGCTCCCGACCGTGCGGGAATGCCCAGCGCAACGCCCGCGCGCCCGGCGGCGCCAGCGGCCCGCTATCGCGTCGCCGACCATCAAGCGGTGATAGCGGGATTTGCTATCATTCGATATCAAATGATATCAAAATGTGCTATCATTCATCCATGAAAACGAAACACGCCCGCACGCTGAGCGCGATCTACACGAAACCGACCTTGGGCGGCATCGTGTTCGCGGATATCGAAGCATTGGTTGTCGCGCTGGGCGGCAGCATTCACGAAGGCGCCGGGTCGCGCATCGCCTTCGAGCTGAACGGGACGCGCCGATACCTGCATCGCCCCCATCCGGGCAAAGAGGCAAAGCGCTATCAGGTTGAGGATGTGCGCGACTGGTTCAACGAATTGGGGATAAAGCCATGACCAACGCAATGACGTACAAGGGCTATTACGCCCGCGTCGATTTCGACGGCCGCGACAATATTTTTGTCGGGCACGTGCTCGGCGTCGACGACAAGATCAGCTTTCACGGTGAGACGGTCGCCGAGCTGACGCAGGATTTTCACGCGGCCGTCGACCACTATCTCGCAGAGTGCGAACGCATGGGGCGGTCGCCGCAAAAGCCGGCGTCTGGAAAGCTGATGTTGCGCCTCAATCCGGAGACGCACGCGGCCGTCGGCGTCGCTGCGGCCGTTGCAGGCGAGAGCGTGAATCAGTGGTCGGAAGAGGTATTGGGGCGTGCGGCTCGTGAGGTGCTAGAGAGGGCTGCACACGCATAGGACACGAGCGGTCAACATGAAGGCGATCATGACGACGCGAGACAACTACGTTACGGCAGTGCGCGAATATGATGCGATAGCGAACTATGCATGCGAAATGTCGACTCGCCTGAGTGGACGCCGCGTCGTAGAGAAGCACTTATCGTATGCCGACACCATTTTTACAAAACTGGTTTGTCATTGCGTGAGCCTGCGTCGACTTGTTCCAACATTTCGTGCTGGGACAACGGAGCTTTGGGATATCGGTGCAATTTGCGCAATCGCCCGGACATTGATCGAAGCATTCGACGCTCTGGCTTATATTGGCCTTCATCCAATTTCGCCAGAAGAGCGTGAATTGAGAGTCTTGGTATGGGAACTTCACGGTCAGGAACGTCGGCTGAGTATGTTGAACGGCACCGGCGCGATAGGGCCGGATGTCGATGCTGTTAGAAGCGATGTACTGACCTTGCGCGCGGCTACTATGGCTCACGCGCTATTCGGTCAGCAATCCCCCAAGGCCAGGAAAGATATTTCTTCGGGGAAAGCACCTGCGTTCCTCATCAGCCAGTCGGACCGTAATGCAGCTAGCGGCATCGATCACGATTTCTATAATGTCGTGACGATGTTCCTGTCACAGTACGTTCACACGCTTCCCTTTGCGTTGAGTCAGTTGACGTTGGCGCACGCGGGTGATCCAGAGGCATTGCATATGATTTCGATGGCGTTGCAATACTCAATGCCGTTCATCGCCAAAGCTGCGATCGGCGTCGGGCAGCTGTGGACGGATATCAAAATTGAAACGACTGAAGATCAGCGCCTCGCCATGGATCTATGGTCGGGACTTGCTGAGAAAGGAGTGAAAGGGCTACGTGAGTAGCCCGACATACGGGTCAGGCCGCCGCAATGACGTATGGTTCGAAGCGCACAATCTCATCGCCAGCCCACTCGTTGAACGCCGTGAATTGGGCCTGTAGCGGCTCGATTTCATTTCGGCCAAACACTCGGGCCGCCGTGTCGGCGGCCCCGAACCCGCCCGTATTGCTGGGCACGATGCCGAGCAATTGAGGCGGTACGCGATGCGCTGCGAGCAGGTCGTCGCGCGTGATGTTCTTGATGTTGAAGAACTCATCTTTCGCGGCTACTTCCGACACGGGAATCAACTGCATCCCGTCCTTGTTCCCACCCGGTGCGTAGTAGAACAGATTCCGGAAATTGCCCGGTCCCTTCGCACTCTTCAACGCATCGCGCAGCGCGTCGATATCGTCCTGCTCGGCCTTGTCATCGGTCAGGTACAGGATGAAGCCGGCGTGACTGCCGTTCTCGTAGTAGCGTCGGCGAAACAGCGTCGACGACTCGTTCAACATCGCCGCGTGCAGTGACCCAAGATATTCCGGCACCCCGTAAATCTCCTGATTCACGTCGGCTTCGATCAGGTGATGCACGGAGCCAGGGTCGAATTCGTGCACGGCCTGCCAGCCGTTCGTTTGCACATAGGTTTGCAGGTCGGTGCGGCGCCGCATGTACTTCGCCGGCGGCGGCTCGTAGCGCATGACGCCGCCCATGCGATTCCGCACGGGCGTCTGATACCCGTTGCCGAAAATCAGCCAGTCGAGCGCCCATCGCCGAAACGATTCCCGGCTCATCAGCCGATGCGGGATGAACGTCGACGCGAGCACGTTCCGTTTGAAGTAGATCGCCGACGCGTGATGCGTGCCGGATCGGAAGATTTTCGACAGGCCCGCGAAGCTGACCGGCGGCTCGTACCATCCGTTGATCGTCACGAGCTCGGCATAGTCGAGCAATTCGGCCCGGCTCATGATCGGCATAGGTTCGCCGAACGTGAATGCGGTCGACTGCGCCGGTCGCGACGCGTCGGCCGCGCTGGGGGTAGTGCTCGCGTGCTGCGCGCGCGGCGTGTGCTTCTTCATGAGTAAATCTCCACCTTTCCTTTTTTGCGTGCCGCAGTGCCTTCCAACGGCTCGTTCGAAATCGCGTGCAGGACCGCCCAAGCAAGGTCGGCATGGCCCGTTTCCTCGCTGCGCGATGCCTCGTATGTGACGTTGCGACCGCTCGGCGTCACGGTCTTTTTGATCGCCATGAAAGCGGCGGCCATGTCCGTCCACCCGGCATCGAATTGCAGTCGCGCGTTGCCGACGACAGACAGCCCCTTGAGCACGAGCCGGCCCTTTACCTCGGGCGAATAGTTGAACGCGCGGGCGCGGGGGTAGAACTGCTTTACGAGCTGATACACACCCTGGCCGATGCCCGTCGTATCGATCGCCATATAGTCGACGCGGTATCGTTCCGTGATTTTCTTGATGCTGTCGGCTTGCGCCTCGAAATCCATGCCGCGCCATTGGTGCTTTTCGAGCACGCGGAACGGACCGCCGTCGACGAGCGGCGGCGCAACGACGACGCAACCGGCACTATCGCCGGTAAGTGCGGGGTCATAGCCGACCCATACCGGTTGATAGCCAAATGGGCGAGAGGGGGCCGTCAGCGGCTTGAAGTCCTCCCATAGCTCCCATGAGTCGACCATGCAGCGCTGTAGGTTCGCGAGCGTGAAGATTGACGCGGTGTCGTCGATGAACTGGCACATCAACAGGTTCGCGAAATCCTCGGGGCTGTACTTGCGCCGCAGTTGTTCGATGTCGAATAGATCGCAGCCGGCGCGCATGGCATCGTCGACCGTAACGATCTGGCGCCACTGTCCATCCTCGCAAAGCCGACCGCGAGACAACGCCTTATGCGTGACCTCGAAGTGAACGTGATCTTTCTTGGCACGGCCGCGATTGATGTGCTCGCCGCTCCAGAACGGGTAAGCCTCGTGCGCGAGACTGGATGGCGTCGAGAAATAGGTCTCGCGCCATTTCTTCTGCATCGCCATACCGGACGCGACTGTCTGCAATTGCTTGAATCGCGGAATCCAGAAATATTCGTCGAGGTACAGGTTGCCGTGATAGCTCTGTGCGGTGCGTGCGTTTGTCCCGAGAAAGTACAGAATCGCCTCGTTAGGCAACACGATCGGATCGCCGGTCAATTCCACGTCGGCCGCCTCGCGCGCGAACTGCGTGATGTACTGGCGAAACACGTGCGCCTGTGCGCGACTGGCCGACAGAAAAATCTGGTTGCGGCCGGTATCGATCGCGTCCGCCAGCGCTTCGCGCGCGAAGTACCACGTTGCGCCGATCTGCCGCGATTTGAGAATGTTTCGCGTGCGGTGATGCCCGTTCCGAAACCAAACCTTTTGATAGTCGAAAAGCGAATCGCGGAACGCCTCAAGCAACCGGTCCCGCTGCTCGTCGCTGAATTCGTTTTTCGCCGGCTTGCGTTTCGGGGCTTCGTTTCGCGCGGCGATGTTCGGGTTTAGGTCGCCTTCCTTGCCAGTCTCACCATATCGCCGGATACGCGCGACGCGTTCGAGCTGGCGCCCTAACAGGTCAATCTCTTTGTAGTCGCCGCCGTCCTTCTGATCCTTCGCGATCAGCGCGTTCATGCGCATTTCGATCGTGGACTCGACGGTATCGATCGGGTTGGCCTTGGCCCATCCGTCGCGCTGCTTCCACGCCTCAACCGTGGCGCGCTTGATACCCATGTGACGCGCGATGGACGACACGCGCCAACCCTGAAAAAACAGGGCGCGCGCTGACTTACGCGGGTCGATTTCGATGATTGGATTGTCGGCGGTATTGAGCATGCCGAAAGCGTAACTGTCGTTCGCGCGCGCGCGCATGGCCAGCGTTTGTATACAGGAACACGACAAGGGCGAATCGTTGAGCGTCGGCCGGCAAACCGCGAACATTGCATCAAGCAAATCGTTCAACCAAACACCCGCCGGAGTACATACGATGTTCAAACGTAAGTTGTCGCTTCTCGCGATCGCTGTCGGCTCGATCGCCTCGTTCGTTGCGATCGACGCGCATGCAGCAACGGCGGCGGTCGGCGTTGGCGTCCAACATGCCGACGTGCTCGGCGACATCGGCGCGGCCGGCGTCGCGGCGTTCGGCATCGGCTCGGTTTCCGGCGAATCGAAGCATGCGACGACGAAATGGTTTCGCGTCGCCGTCGAAGGCGCGACGACCGACGGCCGCACCATCGAGCGTGAATGGATTCAGCAGATGGCCGCGCAGTACGACCCGGCACTGTACGGCGCTCGCATGAACTGCGAGCACATTCGCGGTTACGCGCCCATGTCGGCGAATCAGCCGTTCGGCGCGTATGGCGATGTGATCGCGCTCAAGTCGGAAGAAATCGCCGATGGCCCGCTGAAAGGCAGGCTCGCCTTGTATGCGCAACTGACGCCGACGCAGGCGCTCATCGACATGGTGAACGCGAAACAGAAGGTCTATACGTCGGTCGAGATCGATTTCTCGTTCGCCGACACGAAACAGGCATATCTCGTCGGCCTCGCCGTGACCGACAGCCCCGCGAGCCTCGGCACCGAAATTCTGACGTTCGCGGCCGGCCGGGGGGTGGAAAACCCGTTCAACAGCCGCAAGCAACGCCCCGAAAACCTGTTTTCGGCGGCCGAAGAAACGGTGATCGAATTCGAAGCCGCGCAGGCGCCCGGCGTTGGCCTCGCCGTGTTCAAGCGCGTCGGCGAAATCCTCGGCCTCGTGAAAGAGAAGGGCACGAGCGACGACAAGCGTTTCGCCGACATGACGCAGGCCGTCGAGGCGCTCGCGACGTTCTCGAAGGATCAGTCGACGCGTGTCGAAACCCTCGCATCGCAGGTCGCGGCGCTCGATGCAGCGCTGACGGCCGAGAAATCGGCGCACGCCGAAACGGCCCGCGCGCTGACCGAGCTGACAGCCAACCTGTCGACGCAGCCCGGCGGCAACCAGCGACCGCCGGCGACCGGCACGAGAGCCGAGCATCAGACCGACTGCTGATCGGGCGCGTCGACACCTGAACGGCTTCATCCCTCATCGATTCGGAGAATCACCCCATGCGCAACGAAACCCGGCTCGCATTTAACGCATACGTGAAAGCGATCGCCGACCTGAACGGCGTTCCCGACGCGACCACCAAGTTTACGGTCAGCCCGTCCGTACAGCAAAAGCTCGAAAGTCGCATTCAGCAATCGAGCGCGTTTCTGCAACGGATCAACATGATCGGCGTCGACCCGCAAAGCGGCGAAAAGGTCGGGCTCGGCATCGGCCAGCCGATCGCGAGCACGACCGACACGAGCAAGCAGGATCGCGCGCCGATCGATCCGACGAGCCTCGACAGCAACGGCTACGTTTGCACGCAAACCAATTTCGATACGGCGATTCGCTATTCGCGCCTCGACGCGTGGGCGCACCTGCCGGATTTCCAGACGCGCATTCGAGATGCCATCGTGCAGCGCACCGCGCTCGATCGTATCTGCGTCGGCTTCAATGGCAAGTCGCGCGCGGCCACGTCCGACCGTGCGGCGAACCCGCTTCTGCAAGACGTGAACATCGGCTGGTTGCAGAAATATCGCCTCAACGCGGCCGATCGCGTGATGCACGAAGTAGTCAAGGATTCGAACAAGGTCAAGGTCGGCAACGTCGCCGGCGCCGATTACAAGAATCTCGACGCGCTCGTGATCGACGCGCTGCAACTGCTCGACGAGTGGTATCGCGACGATCCGTCCGTCGTCGTCGTGATGGGTAGCGGCCTGCTGCATGACAAGTATTTCCCGCTCGTGAACGGCGCGAACGTCGCGACCGAACAGGCGGCGCTCGATCTCGTCATCAGCGGCAAGCGCGTCGGTGGCAAGCAGGCGGTTACGGCCCCGTTCGTGCCGCAGAACACGCTGATGGTCACGCGCCTGGACAACCTGTCGATCTATTTCCAGAACGGCGGCCGCCGCCGCTCGCTGATCGACAACCCGAAGCGCGATCAAATCGAAAACTACGAGTCGAGCAACGAAGCGTATGTGGTCGAGGACTACGGTTGCGGCGCGATCGTGGAAAACATCGAAATCGAGCCGGTGGCCTGACCATGACGAGCCCCGCACGCAGACACCAACAGCGCATTCGCGCGGCGCAGGCGGCCGCCTCGGCAGAGCCCGGCCAATCGCTCGCCGGCGCGAGCCAATACGAGCTGATGCTCGTCAAGCTCGTGACCGACAAGCGACGGTTGAAGTCGATTCAATCCGTCGCGCGAAAGATCGAAGTGAAGCGCGAAGTGCTGCCCGAGTACGACGCATACGTGTCGGGCGCGCTCGCTGGCGGGCGGGGCGGTCAAGACGACGTGCTGATGACGGTCATGATCTGGCGCATCGATGCCGGCGACTACGTCGGCGCGCTGGAAATCGCCAGATACGCGCTGCGCTACGGCCTGACGCTGCCGGATCAATACGAGCGTTCCGTCGGCGCGGCGGTCGCGGAAGAATTTGCGACGGCAGCATTGGTCGCGGCGAAGAACGACGAGCCGTTCGTCATCGAACACCTTGTCGAAATCCTCGACCTGACGGCCGACCTCGACATGCATGACCAGATTCGCGCGAAGCTGCTCAAGGCGATCGGCATGACGGCGATGAACCTGATCGGCGACGACAAGCTCGACGACCCCGACGATTGGGGACGCGCGGCGCAGGCCGTGCAGAACTTCAGAGCCGCGCTGTCGCTCGACGACCGCGCCGGCGTAAAACAGAACATTGCTCGACTGGAAGCCCTGTTGAGCGATGCGGACGGCCGCCGTAAGGCCGCCCGCACGTAAAGAGCCCACCCGGCAAGGCGGCGCCGGCGTTCCTGATCCCTACACCTGACGGCAACGGGACACGAACGCCGGCCCACCGCCTCCTATATTTGAGTCACGGTCATGACTAGCTTTATCGCACCAGCACGGACCACGGCGGGCGCACCGGGCGCCGCCGCGACGATCGCCAACGACGGCTGGTTCCCTGACATCGACATCGCCGATCTGCGCGAGTCGACGAAGATCGACGGAACCGTGACGGCCGAGCGCCTTCGGCGCGCCGTGATCGAGGCGATATCGACCGTGAACAACGACCTTGCGGATTGGCAGGCGACGCAGTCCGCGGCCGGCCATGCCGATCTCGCATCGGTGCCCGCGAAGAAGGTTGACGGCGTCAGCATCCAAGTTTCCCGGTACGTGCGTGCGGTCTACAGCCTGACGCATGCAGATATCACGGAGAAATACGCCGGATACGACTCGACGAAGTCGGGCGGTCAGAAAGCCGAAAGCCTCGAAGACACGGTATGCACATCGCGACGAAATGCGCGATGGGCGATGAACGACATTCGCGGCATTCGCCGCAGCACGATCGAGTTGATCTGATGAACATGACCGATTCCCATGCATTCCGTGCGGAGCTGACGCTTCGCGCACGCGTCAGCGACGCAGTGCGGGCGATCTTGCTGCGTTTTGTGCCTGCATCGAAGTGGCCGCCGTATCGCATTCGCCTCATCCCCGCCGCTCGAGAAACAGACCGCCCGTCGCGCGGGCTGGCGTGGCTTTGCGTCGAACGTCGCGTCGCGTTCGTCTTTTGGCGCGAGATCGGCGCGTACAGTCACGGCGACATGTACGGCGCGGAAATGGCAATTTCATCCGACGTGATTCGGCGACGCGCCGAACGCCTGCGCCCGGCCGTTATCGCTCGTGCCGACGCGGCCGGCAAGTTGCTGTCATGAAAGTCACTGCACGACAGGGCGACACGGTCGACCTGATCTGCTGGCGGTACTACGGCCGAACGGACGGGACTGTCGAAGCGGTGCTCGAAGCAAATGCGGGCCTTGCCGATTTCGGCGTCGTCATTCCGATGGAGACGCTTGTCTACCTGCCCGATATCGAAACCGTCGCGAGCACGGCCCCGCTCGTGCAATTGTTTGATTGACCTTGGGAGAGCTGGCGAAATGGCCGAACCGAACACCACCACCGCCGCAGCGCTGTCGGCCGCAATCGGGGTCGCTGGCCTCGCGCCCGGCATCGACGGTAACGCCCTGATCGGCGCATTTACCGGCGCGGCGCTCGTCGTCGTCACTTCGAAGGAAATCGGCGTGTTCACGCGCATCGCGTACATGCTGATTTCTCTCGTGATGGGCTACATCGCGGCGCCGGAAATCGTCAACGCGACGCCGATCCATTCGACGGGCGTCGCGGCGTTCTTCGCTGCCGCGCTCGTCATCACGGTCACGTTGCAGCTTATCGAACGGCTGAAATCCGTCGACCTGCTCGCGTTCCTGAAGAAAGGGGAGTGACAGCCATGCACATCTCGTTTGCCGTCATTGCGCTCGCTGCGCACTTCGCCGCGCTCGTGCGTGTGCTGACATACCGACGCAATGGTGCGCGTCATCGCTATCACGTGTCGTGGGTTGCATGGGCGATCGTGGTCGTGTCCGGCGGGGCGTCGATCGATTTGGCCCTGCACGTCGAGCAAGTCGATTTCTTCGATGCAGCGACCGCCGCGCTCATTGCGCTGTTTGTGTTTGCGTCGCGCGGCAACGTTGCGCGGCTTTTGCGGAGTGACCAATCATGAAAACGCATCGCCTCGGCGACTACGGCGACGATGTGGGGCTGCTTCAACGGCGCCTTACCCGCGCCGGCTTACCGGTCGACGTGACGCACGTCTACGATGACGCGACCGAAGCGGCGGTCAGGGCCATTCAGAAAAAAACAGGGCTCGTCGACGATGGCATCGCCGGGCCGAAGACGCTCGCCGCGATTGCGACCGGTCGGCGCGATCCGAAACACCTCGCCGATGCCGATATCGTGGACGCGGCCGACCGGCTCGGCGTGCCGATCGCATGCGTGCGAGCCGTCAACGAAGTCGAGTCGACCGGTCTGGGCTTTCTGCCCGACGGCCGGCCGAAAATCCTGTTCGAACGCCACGTTTTCTGGACGCGCCTCGAAGCACGCGGCATCGATCCGGCGCCGGTCGCGGCGAAATATCCGAATATCTGCTCGCAGGCGACCGGTGGCTATCAGGGCGGAGCAGCGGAATATACGCGGCTCGCGGCCGCCGAGCTGATCGACGCCGGCGCCGCATACGAGTCGGCGAGCTGGGGCGCCTTTCAGGTGATGGGCTACCACTGGGAACGGCTGGGCTATTCCAGCATCGATGATTTCGTCGCGCGGATGGAAAACGGCGAAGGTGACCAACTCGACGCGTTCGTGCGCTATGTCGCGGCCGATCCGACGCTGGTCGCGGCGCTCAAGGGGCGCAAGTGGGTGGCGTTCGCGCGCGGATACAACGGCCCCGGCTACGCGCGGAACCTGTACGACGTGAAGCTCGCGCGGGCATATGACAAGTACGCCGACGCGGCGAAGGCGGTCGCATGAACCCGCTCGCCGTGAAGCTCGTCGCCGGCGCGGCCGCGCTCGCGCTGCTCGCGGGCGGGGCGCTATACGTTCGCGCCCTGCGCGCGGAGCTGGCGGCCGCGCAAACTCAGGTCGCATGTGCCGGTCAGGCAGTTGCAGGGCGTGACAGCGTGATTGGGGCGTTGCGGCAGGATGCCGGCGACAAGGCGCACCAACAGCAGCAACTCAACGTGTCGACCGACAAGGTCGCGACGAAGCTCGCGGCCGCCCGCGACGAAATCCGCAAGGTGATCCATGAAAACCCGACTGTCCGCTCGTGGGCTGATACTCCTTTGCCTGCTGACGTTGTCCGCCTGTCAGCAAGCCCCGCTTACACCGGCGCCGACGCTTTCAGTGCTGCAATGCCAGCCGATCAGCCGGTGCACGCTGCCGGCGATGGCACCACGCACTAACGGCGAGCTGCACGACGCTTTCGAAGCGGCGAAGGGCGCATGGGGTTTGTGCGCGGCCAAGGTCGATATGGTCGTCGACTGCCAGGTCAAAGCGCAGGCGAAAATCGACGCCGAAATGGGGCAGGCGAAGCATGAATAAGCCGCAGAGCCTGCGCGGCGCGATCGAGGCGGCGATGCCTCACCTCGTAGAAAACCCGGAGCGGTTGACCGTCTTTATCGATAACGGTTCGCTCGTGGCGACCGGCGCTAAAAGCTTGTCGTTCGAATACCGCTACGTGTGTCATGTGCTGCTGCTCGAATTCACGGGCGACGCTGATGCGCTGTTTCTGGCGATCGTCGAGTGGGTACGGGCCAATCAACCTGATCTGCTGCTCAACCCCGAGGAGAGGGCACACGGCATCACGTACGAAATCGACATTCTCGACAATGCAACGTCCGACGTGTCGATCAAGATCCAACTGACCGAAAGCGTAGTCGTGAAGGTCAACGACGACGGATCGCGCACGATCGAGCACGTCGACGATTCGAGGCATCCGGACGAGATCGTGTGGACGGGCGAGCCGTGGACGAATTGACCGCCGTCGAGTCGTTGCTGTCCGGCCTGCTCACGCGACTAGAGCCCGCCGGCCGAGTCGCAGCCATGCGCGACATTGCGCGGACACTGCGCCGCAGCCAGCAGCAACGCATCGCCGGCCAGAAGAACCCCGACGGGACCGCGTACGATGCCCGTAAGGCGCGCGCGAAGCCCGGCGGCCGGCAACGCGACAAGCGCGGCCGCGTCAAGCGGGCGGCAATGTTCGTCAAGATGCGCACGGGGCGTTTCCTGGAAATCGAGACGGACGCGACCGGTCTCGCGATCGGCTTTGACGGTCGCGTGGCGCGGCTGGCGCGTGTCCACCAGTACGGCGAGCGCAGTCGCGTCGCGCCCGGCGGCCCCGAGTACAAATACCCGGCGCGCGTGCTGCTCGGTCTGACGGACACCGAGCGCGAGCTGATACGCGACCTGTTGCTCAAGCACATCACGAAGTAGCCCCGGCCGCCGGGGCTTTTTTGTACCCGCGACGCTCACACGGGGCGGCGCTCGCCTCGCGCGCGTGCGGCCGGCAACATGGCCGGCATGGACGCTAACGAAATTCAGCGACAGGCGCGAAACGCCGTTCGCAAGGGCTCAATCCTCGACGTAGACCACGGCGCGGCGCTTTGCCGTGTGTCGGTCGGCGACCCGGACGACGAAAGCGGCTCGCTTCAAACGAACTGGATTCCTTGGTTTGCGCTTGCGGCCGGCAACACGCGCGACTGGCGTGCGCCGAGCAAGGGTGAACAGGTCATGCTCCTTTGCCCGATGGGCGACCCCGCGCAGGGCGTCGCGCTCTGCGGCATCTACTCCGATGCATTTCCCGCGCCCGACCGTAGCCCGAACACCGACGTTCGCACGTACCGCGATGGAGCCGTCGTCGTGTATGACGATGCCGCGCACGTGCTCGGCGTCGACCTGCCGGCCGGAGCAACCATCAACGTGACGGCGCCCGGCGCGGTCAACGTCAACACGCAAACCGCCACGGTCACGGCCGACCACGTCACGCTCGACGCCGACGTGACCGTGACGCGATCGATGACCGTCGAAGGCCCGTTCACGTTCGAAGCCGGCATGACGGGGCGGGGCGGCGCCGACGGCGGCTCGACGATGCGAATCGACGGCGCGGCGGATTTCACGGGCGAAGTGAAGTCGCAGGGCGTCAGCGTGCCGCATCACACGCATCGCGAACAGGGCGACGGCAACGACGTGAGTGAACCGAAATGAAAGGGATGAACGCAACGACCGGCCGCGCGATCGCCGACCTCGATCACCTCTACCAATCGGTTGGAAAGATCATTTCTACGCCGCTCGCGTCGTGTGTGAAGCGGCGGCCGTTCGGTTCCGACCTGTTCGCGCAGGTCGACGCGCCGAACAACGGCGCCGAGCGCACGCGCCTCTATGCGGCGATCGCAACCGCGCTGATGCGTTGGGAGCCGCGGCTGGTGCTGACCCGTGTGCAGCTCACGAGCGACGACGGCACGGACGGCGAGGAATACGCCGGCAAGCAGTACGTCGATATCGAGGGTTACACGACCGTATCGGGCGACGCCGTGCGTACGCGTATTCCGCTGGGTCGGGGGAATGTCGCATGACCACGTCAGCACTGATCGACCTGTCGAGCCTGCCGCTACCGGACGCGCTCGAAGTGCTCGACTTCGAAACCATCTACGCGACTCGCAAGGCGGCGATGGTTTCGCTCTGGCCGGCCGACGAACAGGCCGAAATTGCGGCGACGCTCGAACTCGAATCGGAGCCGCTCGCGCGGCTCCTGCAGGAAAACAGCTACCGCGAGTTGGTTTGGCGTCAGCGCGTCAACGACGCTGTCCGCGCCGTGATGCTGGCGTTCGCGATGGGGAACGATCTGGAACAGCGCGCGGCGCTGTTCGGCCTGAGGCGCCTGATCGTCACGCCGGCCGATCCGGCGAACAACGTCGACGCGGTCATGGAAAGCGAAGACAGCTTGCGTGAGCGCATTCAGCTCGCGCCGCAGGGATTCAGCGTCGCCGGCCCGTCGGCCGCGTATGTCACGAAGGCGCGCGCCGTCGACGGCCGGATCATCGACGCGCAAGCGTCGCGGCCGCGACCGGGCGACGTGCTCGTGTCGCTGCTGTCGAGCGAGGGAGACGGGACGGCATCCGACGACCTGTGCCGGGCAGTTGAGATCGCGCTCAGTGCCGAAGATCAGCGGCCATTGAACGACACGGTAATCGTGAAATCGGCGGAGATTGTCCGTTATCGCGTTCATGCGAAGGGCTACACGCGAACGGCCGTCGGCGCCGACGTACTGATTGAACAGGCGAGAAAGAACGCGCAAGCCTACGCGGACAAGGTGCACCGGATCGGAGTCGGCGTTGCTGAATCAGCGATCAAGGGTGTATGTCAAGCCGCTGGTCTGTCGAAAACCGAGCTTATCGAGCCTGTCGGAGACATCGCAGTCGGCCGCACACAGGCACCGTATTGCGTTGAAGTGGTCATCGAGTACGGGGGCATTTATGCATAAGCTGCTGCCGCCCAATGCGACGCCGCTGGAAGTGCGCACGGCTACCGCGCTCGCGGCCGTCGATGCACTGCCGATACCAATTCGCGACTACTGGAACCCGGACAAATGCCCGTCGGCACTGCTGCCGTATCTGGCCGCCGAAGTGTCGGTCGACGGCTGGGAGTTGGCCGAATCTGACGATGCGCGGCGCGCGCTGATCAAAGCGGCGATCCCGCTGCATCAGAAGCGTGGCACGCCGTGGGCGATTCGCGAAGTGATTCGCCGGCTCGGGTTCGGGGAAGTGACTTTGGTCGAAGGTCGAGAGATTCGCCGGCGCGATGGCACCGTGACGCGTAACGGCGACTACCTGCACGGCGACGAGACGGCATGGGCGCAGTACATCGTGAAGTTGTCACGCGCAATCACACGCGACCAAGCCGAGAACCTGAAAGCCGTCTTGGAACGGTACGCGCCGCAGCGATCAATGCTGGCGTCGCTCGACTATCGCGCTGCGCCGATACGACACAACGGCGTTGCGCAGCGCAATGGACAGTACAACAGAGGGAGTGCAACGTAATGGCGGACCTTGTAGAAGCATCGAAATGGGAGGCTGGCGTTTACCAGTTGGAGACTTCCGACCCGGTCGAGGGCGGGCCGGATGGTATTGACAACGTACAGGCTCGGCAGCTCGGAAACCGCACGCGTTATCTGAAGGATCAGCAGGAAGCGCACGTTGCCGGGGACAATCCGCACCCGCAATACGCGACCATTGTCCAGATGAAGGCGGCTATCGACGCACTAGTCGCCTCGGCGCCGGGAGCGCTTGACACCATCAAGGAATTGGCCGACGCGCTCGGCGACGATCCGAATTTCGCGACAACGATGACGAACGCGCTGGCACTGAAAGCCGCGCTCGATTCGCCGAATTTTGGTGGGACGCCCAAGGGACCGACGCCGCCGCAACTCGATAGCAGTCAGAGGCTCGCGACTACCGCTTTCGTACGGTCGGTTGGGATGCAGGCAAGCGCATTTACGACAGTGGTGGGTGCAACGACGCTCACTGCCGAACATGCCGGCAGCACGATTTATCTCGGTGGCACCGGAAACTATGTCGTTACGTTGCCGCGCGCGTCGACGCTGCCGCCCGGTGCACGTATCGAGTTCGTCAGCGGGATTGGCGTTTCTCCGGTGACGATTTCGCATCAGGGAACCGATGCGATCTACATGAACGCAAACGTGTCAGTGTCGACCGTACCGATGGCACTCGGCGACACGTTTGTGCTCGAAAGCAATGGTGCAAATTGGTATTCGGTTGGAGGGTCAACGCCTCTCGCATATACCGGTGGGTTCGGCGCGTCGCTTGCTTCGAGCGGCTACCAGAAGTTGCCGAGCGGCTTGATTATCCAATGGGGGCAGATAAATGCGCCGAATCAATCCACCGTCACGATTACGTATCCCATTGCGTTCCCGACCGTGTGCCTTGGCGTGTGGCAGTCAACATATAACGATACGGTTGGATCGACGGATGCTGCGCGCAGAACAACATCCCCATCGCCCAAAACCACAATGACATTCCGAATCACAAATTCCGACGGCGGAACATCAGTTCAGTGGCTCGCCATCGGCTATTGAGAGGCATTTTATGGGTCGAAAACAAGCAGCATACGACGCGAACGGCAATATCGTTGCCTTCTACGATACAGTCGACAGCCCAGCCCCTACGGGCACGAATGTCCTCGACATAAGCGACGACGATTGGCGCGCGCTTATCGACGGGCAGGCTCGCGGGCAACGCGCGGTGCTCGACGCGAGCAAACGCGTCGTGCTGGTTGATCCACCGGCGCCATCGCGCGAGGATGTAGCTGTGTCCATGCGCGGAAAGCGCGACTCAGCAATGAATGCAACCGACTGGTTGGCTTCTCGACACCAAGACGAAAAGCTGATCGGTAACGGTACGACGCTGACGAGTGCGCAATTCTCGGCACTTATCAAGTATCGCCAGGCATTGCGCGATATCAGTGGCTCGGACGGCTGGCCGTACGTCGACCTGCCGACGGCGCCCGATTTTGTGACTTTGGTCGCTTGATTGCCTCGCTTTTCTACATAAACTTGGAGTCCGCAAAAAATGGCACTGGACAGCTATCACCACGGCGTTAGCCTCGTCGAAATCAATCAGGGCTCGCGGCCCATCCGATCCATCTCGACGGCAATACTCGGCGTCGTATGCACGGCCAAGGATGCCGACCCGCAAATGTTCCCGCTCGATACGCCCGTGCTCATCACGAACGTAATTGCAGCGCTCGGCAAGGCTGGTAAGCAAGGCACGCTTCGGAAAACGCTGGATGCGATCGGCAAGCAAACCAAGCCCATGACCGTCGTTGTGCGGGTCGAGGAAGGCGCAGATGATGCGGGGACCACGTCGAACGTGATCGGTACGGTGACCGCGGACGGCAAATACACCGGCATGAAAGCACTGCTGACGGCACAGGCAAAGCTGGGCGTCAAGCCGCGCATCCTCGGTGCTCCGTTCCTCGACACGCTGCCGGTTGCGAATGCGCTCGCGACCACTGCGAAGTCGTTGAAGGCATTCGCGTATGCGTTCGCCGCTGGCGCGAAAACGAAGGAGGAGGCAACCGCGCACCGCAAGCAGTTCGCAGCGCGCGAACTGATGATCTTGTGGCCGAACTGGCTCGGCTGGGACGATGTTGGGAATGCAACCGGCGAAGTGTCTGCCGTCGCCGTCGCGATGGGTCTGCGCGCGAAGATCGACAACGATACCGGTTGGCACAAGACCCTCTCCAACGTCGCTGTCAACGGCGTGACCGGCATCAGCGCCGATGTGTCATGGGACTTGCAAGACCCGGCAACCGATGCCGGCTACCTGAACGAACAGGACGTGACGACGCTCATCAATCAGAACGGCTATCGATTCTGGGGTTCGCGCACGTGCTCGGACGATCCGCTGTTCGCGTTCGAGAACTACACGCGCACGGCCCAGGTCGTCGGCGATGCGATCGCACTCGCGCAGATGGTGAACGTCGACGGCCCGCTGAACCCGTCGTTGCCGCGCGACATTATCGAGAGCATCAACGGTAAGTTCCGGCAGTGGGTTTCGCTGGGCTACCTGATCGGCGGCTCGGCGTGGTTCGATCCCGAGCCGAACACGACCGACGTACTCAAAGACGGACAGGCGTACATCGATTACGACTACACGCCGGTACCGCCGCTGGAAAACCTCACGCTGCGTCAGCGCATCACCGACCGCTATCTCGCCGACTTCGCGTCGAAGGTCAACGCCTAACCGGCGCGCGAAACCGCACATACAGGAGTAATCGAACATGGCATTGCCGCGCAAACTGAAGGGGTTCAACCTGTTCCAGAACGGCGAAAATTTCGTCGGGCAGGTTGCAGAAGTCACGCTACCGAAGCTGACGCGAAAGATGGAGGACTGGCAGGGCGGCGGCATGGGCGGCCCGATCAAGGTCGATTTCGGCAACGAAGGCATTCAGATGGAATGGACCGCCGGCGGCTTCATGAAAAGCGTGTTGCAGCAGTACGGCATCACGCAGCACGACGGCGTGCTGTTGCGTTTCGCCGGCGGCTATCAGGCCGAAGACTCGACGAGCGTTGACGCGATCGAGATCGTCATCAAGGGCCGGCATAGCGAAATCGATCCGGGCACGGCGAAATCGAAGGAAGACACGTCGTTCAAGGTGACGACGGTCGCGAGCTACTACAAGCTTTCGATCAACGGCGAGGACATTATCGAAATTGACTTCGTCAACATGATCGAGAAGATCAACGGCAGCGACCTGCTCGCGGCGCTGCGCACGGCGATCGGGCTGTAATTTTTTTGCCTCGGCCGGCCGCGCCGGCGGGCAGTCATCCATCCATCATTCGAGAGGAACACCATGAAGACGAACCAAGCCGCGATTGCGGATGCCGTATTGCCGGAAGCGCAGGGCCAGGACGCCCCGAACACGCTCACGCTCGACACGCCGCTCGTACGCGGAAAGCAGACTATCGACCGCGTCACGCTGCGCAAACCGAAATCGGGCGAGCTGCGCGGCGTATCGCTGTCCGACCTCGTGAACCTCGACGTTGTCGCACTTTCGAAGGTGCTGCCGCGCATCAGCGAGCCGGTGCTGACGGAAGCCGACGTCGCCAACATCGATCCGGCCGACCTCGTTCAATTGGGGGGCATCTTCGCCGGTTTTTTGATGCCGAAGGCCGTGAAATCGAAACTGGGCTACCAGACCGAGTAGAAGACGCGATGGCTGATATCGCGACCGTGTTCGGCGGTTGGACGCCGCCGCTGATGGACGCCTTCACGCTGACTGAACTGATGGACTGGCGCGAGCGCGCACGTGTTCGCCAAGGAAGTGAATAACGATGGACAACGCCCTCAAACTTCGCGTCGTGTTCGACATGATCGACAACATGACGAAGCCCCTTAAAATTATGCTGGCCGGAAACAAGGGGCTTGCCAATTCGCTGAAAGAGACGCGCCGCGAGCTGGCCGAAATGGGGAAGACGCAGAAGGCGATCGAATCGTTTCGCGAATTGCACGGTGGTCTTGCGTCGACGACGACGCAACTCGACACGGCGCGAGCGCGGGTCAAGGAATTGGCCGGATCACTGCGCGCGTTCGGGCCACCGTCGCAGCAAATGATTGCCGAACTAGGCAAGGCGAGACAGGCCGCGTCGAAACTTCGCGCGGAACAGAGGCAGCAGTCGAACGAGCTACAGGAGCTACGCACGCGCCTCGCTGGCGCGGGAATCGACACGCGCAACCTCTCTCAGCACGAACGCCAGCTACGCGCGAGCATGGCGTCGACCAATGCGACCATCAGCGATCAAATGCGCCGGCTCGGCGAACTGGCCGACCGTGAAAAGCGCGTTGGCGCAGCACGGTCGAAGATGCAAGCGATGCAAGGCGTCGCGGCCGGGATGGCCGTCGGCGGCTACGCGGCGAAGTCGGCCGGCGGGCATATCCTCGGCGATCTGGCCGGTACGCTCGACGAAGCGAAGAAAATGCAGAACGAGCGCGCGCGCATCACGGCGTTCGGGCTCGGCGACAAAGCAACGAAGGACGCTGAAAAGTACGTTCGCGCCATGAACACGATGGGCGTGAGCACGTCCGACAACATGACGTTGATGCGCGACGCGCTATCGATCTTCGCCGACGAGCATCACGCGCAAATGGTCATGCCGACGCTGTCGAAAATGAAGTTCACCAACGAAACGCTGTTCGGCGCGGAGGACGCGCACGCGAACGAAGAAAAGTTCATGAACATGCTGAAGGTGATCGAGCTGCGCGGCGGCACGAAAGACGAAGCGACGTTCAAGAACGAAGCGAACATGGTGCAAAAGGTTTTGACGGCGACGGGCGGCCGCGTCGGCGGCGACGAGTGGCGCAACTTCATCCAGACCGGCGGCGTTGCAGCGAAGCAGATGCGGCAGGACGCGTTCTATTACCAGATGGAACCGCTCATTCAGGAAATGGGTGGGCACGGCGTCGGTACAGGGCTCATGTCGGCCTACAGTAACGTCTATCAGGGCAAGACGACCGTGCGCGCATCGCAGGAAATGATGAAGCTCGGCCTGCTCGATAAAAAGAACGTGGAGTACAACAAAATCGGCATGATCAAACGGATCAAGCCCGGCGCGCTGCTCGGCGGCGATCTGTTTAAGGCGTCGCCGCTCGAATGGCTGGAAAAGGTGTTGCTGCCGCAGATGGCGAAAAGGGGCATCACGGACCCGGACAAGGTGAAAGACACGATTTCGACGATCTTCACCAACCGGACGGCGTCGAATCTGTTCACGACCATGTACATGCAGCGTGGCCAGATTCACAAAAACGAGCGTCTGAACAAAGGCGCATACGGCATCGACGACGCTCACAAGCTCGCTACGCAGCAATTGCCCGGCAAGGAAATCGACGTGCTGTCGAAGCTGCGCGACGTGCGGCGCGAGATTGGCGAGAGCATTGCGCCGATGTACAACGCTGCGTTGGACAAGACGCGGGAAATCCTCGACGGGCTGCTCGGTGCGATTACGCGGCATCAGACCGCCGCGAATATCATTCTGTCGGTTGCAGCCGCATTCGGCGCGCTGCTCGTCGCGGCCGGCTCCGTCGTGATCGTGCTCGCCGGCGTGCTCGGGCCGTTGGCCGTGGTCCGTTTCAGCATGACGACGCTCGGCATGCAGGGCGGGCTTATCGCCCGTGGGCTCGGCCTCGCGTCGGGCGCGCTTCGCGCGCTCGGAACAATGATGATGTTTGTCGGTCGAGCGATGTTGATGACGCCCATCGGGCTCGCTATCACGGCCGCCGTCGTTCTTATCGCGGGTGCTGCCTATTTGATATACCGACACTGGAAACCAATCACCAGCTTCTTTGCCCGAGTCTGGAATGGTGTGGTGAAGGTTTTCAGGAGCGTGATCGACGTGATCTCGCAGTATCTGATGAACTGGACACCGCTCGGTTTTATCGTCGACCACTGGAACGACTTGAAGGCAATCACGGTCGCGCTCTGGTCACTGATCAAGAGCGGGATTGTCGCGGCGGCGCAGGCGGTTGGCGACTTCTTTATGAACTGGACGATTGTCGGCGTCATCGTTCGCCACTGGGATGCCATCAAAGCGGCGGCTGGAACCGTATGGGGCTGGATTTCCAGCGTCGCAATTTCTGCAGGGCACGGTATCGCTGATTTCTTCATGAATTGGACGTTGCTCGGCGTCATTGTCCGGCATTGGGACGGGATCGTTGCATTCATGTCTGGATTAGTCAGTCGTTTCACGACACTCGGCGGGCAGATCATCGACGGCATGGTGACGGGCTTCGTCGGTGGGATGGGGGCCGTACGCGAGGCGGTTCACAACGTCGGTGAGAGCGCGATCGCATGGTTCAAAGAAAAGCTCGGCATTCATAGCCCGAGCCGCGTATTCGGTGAGCTGGGCGGGTTCGTCAGCGAAGGCGCGGCGATCGGTATAGAAGACGGGCAGGGGCGTGTAGCACGCGCGGCTGTCGCGCTCGCGACCGTCGCGACAACGTCGTTCGGCATGCCGGCACTCGCGGCCGACTCGGCGCTCGTGCGTCCGGCCGTGCCGATCGATCGGCGGCCGCCGTTGGCCGCGTCGCCGTCGACCGCGGCTAATGTGGCTGCGTCGGGGCAGATCACCATCAACATTTATCCGCAACCCGGTATGGACGCAGCGGAAATCGGACGCATGGTGCGCGCGGAGCTGGAACGACACGAACGAGCGAAGCGGTCGCGCATCGGCGCGCGGCTGTCTGATTGATAGGGGAACGAAGGCCATGATGCTGTCACTCGATCAGTTCGTTTTCAGCTTGCAGACCGCGCCGTATCGGGAGCTGCAACGACAACGAAACTGGAAACATCGCACAAGCTCGCGCGTCGGCACGCGCGACGCCAGCCAGTACACCGGCGCCGGCGACGACACGATCACCCTCAACGGTATGGTTGCGGCCGATAACGGCGTCGGCGCGATCGCGTCGCTCGACGAGCTGGCGGCCATGGGCGACGTCGGCGACGCGTATGCGCTCGTCGACGGGGCGGGGACGATCTACGGCGCTTACGTCATCGAGAGCCTGAACGAGACGGCGACGTATCACACGCCGGAGGGCATCGCCAAGAAGATCGAATTCAACCTCACGTTGAAGCGTGTAACCGACGAAACGCTCGCGGCCACACAAGGCGACGGCAGCGAGTCGGGAAGCGCTGCGAAGGAGCTATTGAACGACGTGCGTCAGGTCGTGAAGGTCGCGACGACCGTCGTCGACAACGTCAAGAACCTGTCGACCAATTCGATCAAATCGGCCGCGATCGGTGTCATCGGCAACATGGCGCCGCAAGCGGCGGCCGCTGCCGTCAAGGGCTTGTCGACCGCGACCGGGCTCGAGCTGGATGAGGCGATCAAAGCAGCGCGGCAGATTTCGACGATGAACGGTGATTCCATCGGCAGCGTCGTGCAATTCGTGCTCGGCAAGGTGTCGGGTGACGCATGACGGAAGCAACGACGCCGCCCGCGCGCAAGCAACCGCAGGCCGACTATCGCATCACACTCGACGGTCGCGATATCTCGCGAATGTTCGCGCCGAACCTCATCAGCCTGACGCTGTCGGAATCCCGCGCGGAAGAACCCGACGTGCTTGACCTCGTGCTGGACGATACGAAGGGCACGTTCGCCATTCCGAAGCGCGGCGCCGATATCAAGCTGTCAATTGGATGGGTCGGCGAGTCGCTGACCGACAAAGGGGCGTTCACGGTCGACGAGATCGAGCACTGCGGGGCGCCGGACACTCTGACGATCCGCGCGAAGTCGGCGTCGATGACGAACAAGATGCACGAGCGGCGCGAGAAAAGTTGGCATGGCGTGACGATTGCCGAGATCGTCGGAACGATCGCCGGCCGGCACGCGCTCCAGGCGAAGGTTGAGGCAAAGATCGGACGTATTCGGATCGCGCACATCGACCAGACACACGAAAGCGATATGTCGTTTCTCACGCGGTTGGCGAAACGTTACGACGCGGTCATGAACGTCAAGGATTCGAATTTGCTGTTCATGCCGATCGGGTCGGGCAAGACTGTGAGCGGGAAGGCGCTCGCCGTGCTGAACCTGACTCGCGCATCAGGCGACCAGCATCGGTATCACATCGCCGAGCGCGAGAGCTATCAAGCCGTGCGCGCGCACTACCATTCGAACACGAAGGGCAAGCGCAAATCTGTCGTCGTGGGCGGTGAGAACAACAAAAATGTGAAGGTGTTGCCCGAAGACTATGCGACCGAAGCGGAGGCGCGCGCGGCTGCTCAAGCCGAGCTGGCGCGCGTGAAGCGCAGCCAAGCGACCATGTCGTACACGCTCGCGCTCGGCCGCGCCGACCTGTTTCCCGAAATGCCCGTGACCGTCGCCGGCTTCAAACCGGATATCGATGAAACACCGTGGCTCGTGAAGCGGGTCACACACACGATTTCCGGCGACGCTGGTTTTACGTCGGCGCTCGAACTGGAGGTGCGCGACGATCCGACGACGGATCGACATCGCTCGCATTTCCGGAAGCGAAGTGGTTAAGCTGCGCCGTGGCGTACCAACAAACGGGGTATTATCACGGACTAAAACATGTACGGGGTGTTATTTTGACTATTCAAGATATTCTCGCCGCTTTGGGCGGTGTTACGGCAGTCGCTATTGCGATAGTCGCGGCTTGTTGGAAGCTCGTTGATACATGGATTACGACTTGGATCACAAAGCGCGTTGGTAGAGGGCTGGAGCGCGACGCAGATCATTACAGGCATGAACTCTCGCAGGATATGGAGAGGTTCAAAGACGAACTTGCGCGCACGCAAAGTGTTGAACGGTTACGAGCCGAGATGCGAAAGGTGGTAGCCGAGAAGCTTTTCGAGAAACGATTAACAGCCTACCATGAACTCAATATCGCAATTATGAGTATTCCAGGTGAGCTTGCCGGGTCGGCAACAATGCCACCTGAGAGTCGCTTTCGAGAAGCTATCGTCGCAGAAAAAATTGGAGAGATGAAAAAACTCTGGGAGCAACACCTGCTTTACGTGCCTCCGGAATTCGCCAATGATTTTCGGGAGTTGCTTGCAAGGCTGCTTTTAATATTTCCTGCCGATGGGTGGGGCACGATGCCAGCTCTTCCTCAGGATGGTAAAGTATTGACAAATATTCGAGAGTTAGTTAGATCCCTCGGGAATCAAATCGATGCGCTATACAAGGCACTTCCAGATGATCTGGCAAATGCTGTTGCACAGGCGTGATTGCTGCGCGGCTGCGTGACGATCGGCAGAAGGATTCGCATCTGCGGGGCGCGGCATTGCGTCAATAAATGAAAAAGCCCGCTTGCGCGGGCTTCGTGGTGCGTTTTCGCCGCGGCTTACTTGCTGCTGATCGCTTCTCGGTTCGTCCAGTATTCCTCCGTATCGCCTTCGCGGCGAAGCTGAATCACACCACCAAGGATCGGCACATCGCCAAGGTAGACCGTCTGGCCGGCGCGGAACAACGTCCAATTGCCGGCCTCGATCGCGCTGACGGCGGCTTTCCGGAATGCGACTTTGTCGAAAGACATGATCTTGTAGAAGCGGTCTTTCGTATCGCATCCGAGCCACGTGCCGCCCTTGACGTGGTAGGCCGTCGGTGTGGCCATCGACGCGGATTGAGTCACGAACGCCGAAATGCAGGCGACAGCAAACACGCCGCATGTGCGACGTACCCCGGAAAAGGTCATGGATTGACCTTTTTGTGTTGGCAAAACGAAAGCGGCAGGGTAACGCAATGTTACATTTAGCTTTCTCGGGGCCGGTACGCCGGCGGGCCGACGCCAGTCCATAGCGGGCCGCTGCGCCACATGCGCGGAAGCTCGACGGCCAAGGCGCGCCATTTCGCGAGAACGGCCGCGAACGTGCCTTCGCGCTTGGCTCGCCGAATCTTGTCGACGACGCTCCAGCCGCGCACATAGTGCGTGAAACTGCGTTGACTTGAGAGGAAGTGCGACGCGTGGACGCCGACCCATGCGAGCAT